GACATTGTTATCGTTTTTACGCGGGCTTAATCTTTTTGCAATCTCAGGCGAGCATCTAAAAGTGCGGTCTAAACGTTTACGACTATGTTCGCTGGCTTTTTCTTGAGTGAGTTGCACCAGTAAGAAGTCGGACGGGTCGCAAATAATGGAATAAATAATCCAGCCGTCAATTAAGCCGATTGTTTTGCCTGTTCGTGCAGGACCAACAAAAATCACGGCATCATATTCACGAGAATTGAGGCAATCCATCGGTTCGAGCATATAAGCAGCGGTGTGTTTGTCCCATTTGACGGAATTGCCACCACCAACGGGAACACGCATATATTCTGCAACCGCTTCCGATACTTTCATTCGGCGTGGGGCTTTGATGAGATTTGCCACATCACGGCGAATGTCTTTAGCAGATGCGAACATTATTCCTCCGTTTTTTGAATATGCTGTGCCATTTGATCGCGGATGTCGTCGATCACTTGCTGCACGCGAATAAGGGCATTAGGTTGTAAGCCACAATCACGTTCGAGAATGTCGGGTAACGTTTCCAGCGATTGAACAATGGCTTTAGCAAGAAAGCTCATCTCTTGTGCCACTTCAAACGCAGGGATTAGCTCTCCCGTCTCTCGCTCATACTTAAGCCTTTCGTTTTCCGCTTGCCAAAATGCTCGTCTTTCAACAGGGGATAAGCTATCAACATCTGCCGTCATTTTTTCTGCAAGCCCAATTTTAATTAAATCAGATATTGCATACAGCTTTAATTTTGAGTTACTACCTATAGCTGGCGTAAGCCCTGCAAGCCGTTGCGACACAGTTTGTCGATGCATTCCGACTAGTTCGGATATCTGATTTATATTGAGTTTTAAATCGTATAAATTATCCATAACTAACGCCGTTAAAATACCGAAAAACCAAAAAGATGATGATGCCTAGAATCTCAAAAAACTGTCGAAAACCGCGAGCCCGAAACCCCGTGGATGAGGGTATCCCGTCGGGAGTACCTTTTTGTTACATATACATCACATAACTTGCGTATTTTCTCGGGGGTTTTATCTAACCAACCACGAAACCATACGCAAATTATGTAGCATTTAATTTGCATAAAAATAAAAGCGAGAGCTATAACACTCTCGCCTTATCTATGAGTCACTATTATCTGCTACGATTTTACCTTTGAGCTTTATTTTAAACATAGGTGGCTCCCCGTATGGGTCAATAATCCCATCCATAGTAAAGATAATCCAATCAGCAACATCTAAAATCCATTGAGGGATAAAGTTAGCAGTTGTGACAACAGGTGCGCCTGACTCTATATCAGCGATGTAGCAAGGTACACCCCATAAGCTACCGTAATACTCATAACCCTCATCAATTAGCTGCTGCTTTGTTTTATAACCAAACATATTACTTATGACCCTTAACCCAGTTACGCACACTATCCACTTGCTTAGCACACAAATCCCGCTCGCTCATTACTACAACTAGGTAATCTATTGCATCTCCGTAAGTCTCGCCTGTAAACACTGTTTGCGGGCAAGGCGTGAGATAAGCTTGCGGTGGTGTAAGGTAAACGGTTTTAATGCGTGGACTGCTGCAGCTGCTCAATAACAGCACGAGGCATAGGCACACGAGCACACGGCTCTTTACCCAAATTTGTTTTAATGCTTTCACGTTTTACCTCTGCTTGTCTGCGTAACTCATTTGCAATCGCTTGCTGATGTCTGACCGCTTCAATCTCTTGTTCCAGTTGAAACGTCAACGCTTGGTTGATAGTTGCTTGTTCTTCAATCAATAATTTCTGTTCAACATTCTCTTGTGCTAATTTCTTCAGCATATTATTTTGATGAAAGAATGCTCCTGCTCCACCAAGTACAATTACCATTCCGCCAACTATTAACGCATTACGCAAGCCCATTGAACATATCCTTTTCGCGTTTGCGGCGATTTAGCAACCCTTGTACTGGACGGCCACCTGCGTTTTTCCAAGCTAAAAATTGCTCTGCCGCGCCTTTAAAGTCATTTGTATTGAGCTTTTTGAGTAGCGTTGAACGCGCAAAGTTTGTCTCGCCGATGTTAAAGACTAAGCTAACTAAAGCATCGAACTCATATTGTTTGAGTGGCACTTTTACAAGGCGGGCAATTGCTGATTCAAACTTTAATAAATCTGCACTCAATAATTCTCGAGATTTATCAGCCGAAATAACCATACCTTTTGCAACAGGCTTACCATCAACTGCACCAGTATGACCGACTCCAATCGTCCAAACACCAATAATGTCCGCATACGCTGTTAGGCGTTCCCCTTCTTCACGGCGGATAAACTGCAAACCTTTCTCACTAGTTTTCATCTTCTGTCACTCCTGCTTTGTTTTTTAAAAAGCGCAAAATCAACTGGCGAATTGCGCTTGTACCCAATAAGCCTAAAGCTGCACCGATCGGTGTGATTAAATCAATATCCAACCCAAAATGCGTCAGCAATGGACGCATTGAGCCTGCAATCAGACTGCATAAAAAGGCTTCTACAATGACCCGCCTGGCTGTATCTTTTTTGCCATACAGAAACGATTTCGATAATGATGCAAAAAAGGCGACCAACACCCCACATACAAAACTGCTATGCTGCAGGACATAAGCCACCACCACAGACCAGAGATCAGGATTTTTCTCTGGCATTTTCATACTCCACCCCGTTTTCGAGGCATAAAAAAAGCCCCGACTGGAAAACCAATCAGGGCTGTAAAATTTATTCATTGCGTTTATGCTTGCTAATATCGCAAGATATATTAAATATTACACTTTCACTTCGAAGTGGTCAAGCCTAATTTTTAAATTCTGGAGGTAAATCTGAATCTAGACAATACCAACTTTCTTCACTATCAAAAGGCACAAATCTCAAAACCGAATCAGTATTTTTATTCTCAACCCAAACAACAGGCATTATAAAAACTTCACAAAGACCTAACCTAGGAAGAATGATATCTTCTATCTGAACTTCTTCTCCTACTTTCTCAATTTTAAGTGCATATTCTTTCAGCATTTCATCAAAGGTTTTTAAAAACATAATTGTTCTCCACGTTATTTAACACAGAGACATTAACGCGTTTAATGAAGAACTAATCAAGTTAATGATTTGAATAGCGGGTATTTTGGAGGTTATTTTGAAAATAAGTTGATTGAAATCAATATATATCAATAAAACTTAGATGAAAGTAGAATGTGGGACACGCCTCCATTTTAATTTACTTTAAATTTTCATATAGAATCAATTAGCTAATTACTAGTATAAAATATCTATATTCTTATACCTATTAAAAAGGCATATAGAACCCAATTATCCTATATGCCTTTAATATCAAATAAACATTACAACCTTATTTATTTTCAGTTGTAGATTCAACCACAGCTTTTTGCTCTGGCGTAGCTTCGTATTTTTTAATTAACTCAGCTTCTAATGCCTTTCCCTCTTTCGCCACCTGATCTAATTTCGCTTGTAATTCGCTAAAAATTTTATGCGATTCTTCCGTTGGCTGCTGAGCTACTTTTTCGCCTTCTGCCATCAATTGTATGCCCAATGCTAAGGCTTCTAAAGATTTTTCTTTAAGTTGTTTCACTTTCTCATCAGTAATTTGCAAAGTATCTGCACTTTGTTTAATCGTATCAGCTTGAGCTAATAACGCTCTATTCATTACATCGCGCAATAATTTTTCATCTTTTGCTTTGTCGCCTAGTTTTTCTACTTCAGAGGTAATTGCGTTTTCAATACCTTGTTCTTGAGTTTTTTGCCATTCACGGAATTTTTTGTAATCTTCTGCCCCCGTGTCTACTAATTCAGTAGTTTTCTCCTCAGCTTTCACTTCCGCTTTTTCTTGATTGCTTGGCACAGTTTCTTGTTCCGTTTTTGTTTGAGCTGCTGGTGCTGTGTTTGCAACATTAGATGTTGTTTCTACTGGTTTATCGCAAGCGGTTAAAAGTGCAGATAATAATGCAATCGCACTTAATGTTTTTAATTTAGTCATAATTAAACCTCAAAAAAATGGCTAGCGAAACACTAGCCATTGTTATTATTGTCTGAATCTAAAATTATTCGCCGAAAGTTTGTTGTAATTCAGCTTGTAATTGTTGTAACACGTTGCCTTCTTGGATAAGTTGCTGTGTTTTCTCTGCTAATGCATTTTGTGATTCAGGTGTTGGCTGAGCCATCACTTTTACAGAATCTGCTACGATTGAGCTTGATAAAGTTAAAACTTCTTTTGTTTTTGCCTTAAATGCAGCAACTAATGGGCTTTTCACCTCTACCGCATCTAAAGTTTTTACAGTTTCATCTACAGTTTTTATGAATTCAACTAATGCTGTTTCTACTTTTTGGGGGTCATTTGTTGCTAATTCAGTTTGAAGTTTTTGTTGAGCAGCGTTTGCTGCTTGCTCTTGTGCTTTGTTCCAATCTAAGATTTTTTGTAAATCTGCTTTACCTTGAGCTAACTCTTCTGCACTTAATTGCACCGCTAGTTTTGCGGTTTCAGTTTGAGCAGGTGATTGAGCTTGTGCTGCTGGTGTTGTGGTTTCAGTTTGAGCTGGTGCTTGAGTTTGTGCTGCTGGCGTTGCTTCTGCTTTTGGTGCTTCAGCGGCTTTATCAGCTGGTTTATCACAAGCGGTTAAAAATAATGCAAATAATGCTGTTGCACTGATTTTAGTAAATTTAGTCAT